CACCTGCTTTTTTGGCAAACTTTGGATTATTAGCCACAGCCGCCATGAAATTGTGTTGCTTTTTTGATACGCTTGGCATTATTTACCTGCTAATAAGCTGGTCAATTTTGCTTTCAAGTTTGTTAAAGCGAGCATCAATGTGCTCCATAATGCGATCAACTTCTGCTTTAGTAACGTTATCACGAGCCACCTCTTCTCTTGTCTTGTTTAAAAGAATATCAATACGTTTCAGTTCGCCAAATTTTTCATGCATGATATACCCAATCAGCGCCATAAATATGGTTAAACCGCCAGTCCAGAGTTCCATCATGTTTAGCATTTCCACCTCTTTAGTGAGGCAGCCTTTCTGGTAGGCTTGCCGTTTTCATCCTTCATTGGTCCTGGCATACCAGACATACGGGCGCAGAATGAACGCTTACGAGCGCCACCTTGTGGCTGTGGAGCCTTTAGGTTAGAGCCTGTAGCCGCATTATACTTAGCACGACCCTTGGCAGTAAGCCCAGCCCCTTTCGAGACTGGGAGTTTCTCACCACGACCTATGGCTAAAGAAGGGGTTTTCTTTTTAGTAGCCACATTAAGCCTGTGCTTCTTTCCAAGACAAACGAGCACTAACTGTAACAGCCGTTGCAGTCAAAGGAGTTACACATACATACAAAATATCTGGACCATCTGGGTATAAACCAGCTTGTGTAGTTGGTAATGTATTACTTGTACCACCGCCCAAGATTGAGTTACCTAAGTCACGAACTTGCGACAAGTCCAAAGTAGTTTCACCGTTTGTATTAGTAAACGCAGCCGCTACAGACTCACCACCAGCTACGGTTACGGTATTGGTTGTATTTGGTGCAACTTGGGCTAATGACGATGTAATTGCGCCAACACCTTGTGTTACAGGTGATATAAAGCTTCCACTATATGTTCCTGTTGTAATACCGTTTAATACCAAGTTAACTAACAATGGACCTGATGAATAAATACCTAGCTCAAATAACTCTAACTGCATACGGTTAATAATTTCTTTTTGACCTAATGTTCCAACAGTACCGTTATCTACCGCTGGACCAACACGAATAGCCAACACAGGGGTTAATTGTGTAATAGATGTTGTTGTTGTTAAAGGTGTTGAACCGTAGTTAAAAATCAACGATTTATCATTATCAAAACGACCATCCATAATTGCAGATGAACCCCAATGCGATAAAGATGGTACAGCATCTGGGGAAGATAATTCAGCAGAAACAGTAGTACCCGCTACAAAAGATTGTGCAGTACCAGAACCACCAGTAGCGGCTCTTGTTAAGTTAAAAGCAATGCCAGCACTTGTTATACCTGTGTAAGTTATATACTCGGTTGACCCGTTAGCTGTTGATACTTTTAAAGTACCAGAAGGCGGAAACCCAGTTGTATCGGCTAATTGAATTGATGATGGGCTAATAGTTACTCCAGAAGCTTGGTCATCTGCTGCAGTATTATTAAATCCACGAGTGCAACTTAACAAATTACCTGCGCCAGAAGTTGTTGATAAGCCAGAGTAAAAAATTAACTCATTACTCATTTTAGCTATACCACCACCAGAGTTGAATACGTTAGTTTGACTTACTGGAATAGTAGTCGCTAAACTTACTACATCGGCACTAATAGTAGTTGAACTAGCAGATAAAGCCTGTACTGGGTAAGTTATCGGTCCAAGGCTAGACAGTTCATAGTGAGCAGCCATGTTTCCTGAACGCATAAAGGATTCAAACTGTACGTTGTTGTTCTGTAACTGATGGCAATAGGTAATTTGTCCGTTAACACCACGAAGACCCCAACGAATAAATCCAGCGCCATACCAAGAGTAGTCTATATACCACATCTGCATACGGGTTAGATCAATGTTGTAGCCAGAAGGACCTGTGCCGTTACATTTATCTAAGTTCCATTGAGATTGTGGAATTCTTAAATCATCAGTTTTAGAAACAATCGCATTAGCAATAGTAGTACCACGATATTCTGGGCTAATACTTAATGAAGTATTGTTAACAATTTGAATTACACGATAGGTTTGACCACGAATAACAATAAATTGTCCAGGAACTAACTGAGTTGCAAATACAGTTTGAGTACCCGTTACAGTTGTAGAACCTTGGGTTACAGATACAGAGCCGTTAATTTGATTTATGCTATTACGCAAAACTACCCATAGTTGCTGTCCATCATACTCAAAGAACATACCGTTTTGCTGATCTTGGAAACCCAGACGACTAACAGAACCATACCAAGATAAGGGAGTAATGCGAATATTATTTCCAGTAACAAAGCCAGAAGGGAAGGTAGCAGCAATTGTGTAAGTAAAAACAGTTGGTGAAGCTACTGAAGTTACTGTGTATGTGCCGTTTAACTGTGCTGCAGATGTAGCGACATTGGCACGTTGTGTAATACCAGAAACTTGAATTTGTGTACCAGCTACCAAGTTATGGTTAAAACGACAAGTTACAGTAACTGTTGCTGTTGCAAAGCCTACACTACTTACAAACAGCGGTGGTTTAAAAGACGAACCAGTAGAAAACTGAATACCTTTACCAGATTGGTAGCGGAAATAACGTCTTGTTTGACGGATCAATTGTGAGTTAGGAACTGATGCACCTGCTGTAAATGCTACACCACCATCAAAAGAACGTGGCTCTACATAACCTGCTGGACGTGCAAATAAATTAGATTGACCTGCTGTATTAGCAATCGTTGTAGAAGGCGTTCCGTTTACGTTAGTAAAAGTAAAAGTATTATAAGTAGGAACGGTTGCAACTATTTGTGCCGCATTAACTGTTGTTGCTGCACTTGGACCAGTTGTACCAGAAACATAAATTAAACTATTCGCACTTAAACCATGAGCAGTTGTAGTTGTTACAGTAACTGTTGATCCAACAAATGTAAACGCTGTTGTGCCTGATAATTCAATACCACAACCAGAGTAGAAAAAACCAAGGTATACATAAGTTAATGTAGCTGAATATTGGTTTCCAGAAGTTGCTGTAGCCGTAGTAATTACGTAAGAGACGCTTACACCAGCATTTACTGCTGATACCATCCACCAGCCATTGCAAAGTGGGTCTAGAGCATTTTGAATAAAAATTGGTGAACCAACTGAGAATCCCGTTGTGCTTGCCATGCTAACTACAACAGTTGAAGTTGCATTGGTAGTTATTGCAGTAACTACTCTAGGCTGTTGAGCAATTGTATATACGCTTTGGCGGCTGTTTTGAAGGGAGATAGATTCCCACTTGGTAGGTTGAGTACCATATTCAAAGTCAGTATCAATTAACGATTGAGGCGTTGAAACCCGCATCTTCTGTACGGGGTCTTGCGACCAAGGCACAGGCGCAGTATAGGGAACCCCCGTACCAGAGTTTTGTGTACCGCCTACAGGCAACGATTTATTAGTTGCTGTGTCTACTACTGTCCATCCTGACATAATATCTCCTTAAATTTTTTAAAAAAGGGGGAAAATCCCCCCGATTCGGATCAATTAGTCAAAGTTACCAAATGGATAGGTAGTTGTAGTACCAATATTTGGGTCTGCCTGTGTGTATTCAATTGAAATAATTAACCGACCAGCATCAACAGTAGTTAAACCGCTGGCTGCTGTCATGGCAATTGTTACAACAACTTGAGACAAGTTAGGGTTACCGTTTATACCTGGGACATCGTTAGTTGTAGAGTAAGCAACAGCAGCTTGGGCTGCAGTGTAAGTTGCCGTTGTACGTCCAACAGCGCTCAGAGCAGCGGCGGTAGCAATAGTACCTGCTGAAGTAGCAAAAGTGTTGGAAATATAAGGAGTTACAGTAATCGCACCACCAGCATTGGTGGGAACAACTAGAGTATCAATAAAGATGTTCTTAATTGTGCTTCCAACTGGAACATAGAACACAACGCCACGAAAAAGGGCTGTTGCGCTATCAGCAGTAATAGTAGCTGCGGTATTGGTACCAGGAGTAAATACGGTGCCGTTTGAGTTAGCAATGCCGTTAGAAGCTACAAATTGACCAGAAGCACCGCCATAATTAGCAGTATTGGGGGTTGTATTTGTAAGCGTTAATTGCGCTGACTGGGATAAAACTGTATAACCTACGTTACGTAATGGACCAAAACGGTTGTCGCCAGATAGTACTGGACCTTCAAATGTGCTACGTGCCATGATAAATTCCTTATGCAAAAGTTCCTGTACCAATCGTTGCATCGTCTGCTGGGGCAGTCCGGTACAGGTAATCACCCAGATAATTAATACTACACCAAATTATAAATAAAACAAATAAAAAAGGGGGCTTTTGACCCCCTTTTCTTTTACGCTCCTGGTGAACCGAACATTCCTAGTGGATCCGAGAATCCGAAGGAATAACGCTCACGAGACTTATAACGTACGTTGCCTGTATCAAAGTCACCGTCCATGGAATTGGAGAGTGGTGTACGGACAAAGTGCTTCATACCGTTTGGAACATCAGTGCATAAGAACCATGCATTGGTGTCAGTCAGATAGTTATTAACTGTATATCCGCCTGGGATGGAGCCGTTGTTTACGATTGCGTTAACGTCGTTGTTGTTTGTACCAACACGCAATTCAGTGTCCAACAAACGAGTTGAAACGAACTGTAGTGCAGGTGGAACAATTAACTTCGTTGGTTTAGCAGCGATCAACAGACCACGCTCATCCGTCCATGCAGCGATTTGAATAACAGCGGCTTCCAAGGAAGTCTCATTCAAGTCAGCAGGGGTGGATGGAGTGTTGCTGTTAACGCCACCAGAAACCAGTGGGTGGGATGTGCTAAACAAAGCCACACCGTCACCACCAGCAAATGCGCCAGCAGAGAAGCCGTTATTTAATACTGCGGCTGCTTTAGTCTGCTTAGTGTACGCCATAGCACGAGCCAAAGCCTTTGTATAGCGGGCTGAGAGGCTGTCGTAGAGGTTATCTTCGATTGCTTCTTCAGTCAAGCTAAAGCCAAGGGCGATAGTTTCGTGGTTGTAGCGGGCTGTGAAAGCCTCTTGAGCATTGTCATAAGCGATGGCAGAGCCTTCGTTTTTGACTGGTGCTGCGGAGAAGCCAGACAGCTTGGTTTCTTCTTCGAACGAACGCTCAGATGTCTCTGTTTCGTAGATCTCTTTGTGTTGTTCGCCGTATGTTGCATACTCAAGACCAAACAAAGCGTTCAGACCTGGGAGCAACTCTTTTAGTAGTTGTGCACGAGAAATAGCCATTATCTAGCTCCTTATAATGTAGCTGAGTTAGTAGTATTGCTATAGTAGCTATGAATACCAAAATTCAATTTTACAATTGCTTCTTGATAAATCGTAAATACGATAGTGCTATTAGCTGGAATAGTAATACCCGAAGAGGCAGTGCCTGTTGGAGCGTTAACTGTTGCGGCTTGAGCATTAATACTAACAGTTTGTGAACCTGTGCCTGTTACAGCAGAGGAAACTCTTGAGCCAGTACCAACTATCTGACCGTTTGAGGCTACATATGCAACATCCGTTCCAACTGGAAGTGTTCTTGACAAGCTAGTACAAACCAAGCTAGTTGAACCACCACCACTCGATAATACCGCTGTAGCAGTAATAGCTGTATCAGGAACAACGTCAACAATACGGAAAGGCAGAGTTGAAGTATTCGCTGCTGTAGCAGCTACGATAGCGTTAGACGAATTACCAGTGTTAACGTTACCAGCCAAATCAGAACCGTTACAGTTTTGACCAATATCCATACGTGCAATAGAACCGATAGTGGTAGAGCCAGCAGAAATAACTGCTGCAACACGGAACAATGTGTCTGGATCGTCAGTCACAATAGCAACTGCGTCACCAGCCTGAGTGCCTGCGGGCCAGAATTGCTGGAACTGCTTCTGCTTGGTTACTGGGTTAGTAAAAGAACAGCCTAGAAATACGCCTACGGTACCACCGCCTGTGCCACCAGTAGTAGCACCTGCGCCTGTAGTAACAACAGAACGTACTGCAAAGCCACGAGCAATACCTACAACATCGCCATAAAAAATATTGGTGTTAAAGCCATACTGAATCGAAATATTACGAGTCGATCCAGCAAAAACTTGACCACCAATAAGATTTATAGGCTTTAGCCCGTAAGGGGCGTCAATAATGGGATAAGCCATAATAAACTCCTAAGTTAAAATTAAAATCAACTGCCTTTGCCAAAAGTTGTCGTAGATTTTCTCTCTTTAAAGAGAGGCATCCTTGGGTCACTTTGACGCATAAGACTACTGTCTACAGCGTCCATTTGGTTTTCGGCCTGTTTTTGATAATGCTGGTTGCGCTGTTCAACAAATTCATCTGGAGTCTTGCAAAGCAATAATCCACCAATCTCAATGTTGTCCTTAAAGCGACTATTGGGGTCCATTAACAACTGAAACTTAGGCTGTTCCTCAGCCCTAACGGGTTCCCATCCTTCTCTGAGTTTGGCAGAGAGATTGCGGGGATCCGCATT